AGACGTTTAATTTTCCCCTCAGCGAGGTCATTAAATTTTTTATTAATTTTTTTGTGGTGTGAACCTTCAATAAACTCAGGCCAAACGTATTTCACAAAACTCAAAAAGTCTTTTTTGATTATTGGCTTGGCTTTATCTAGTGCTACACTTTTTTCTAGTTCCAAAAGTCGTGCTCTTTCTTCTGGAGTCAATCCTGAAAAATTTTCCATAAAATTTTTTGTAATAAATTTTTTATAACTCAATTTTGAAAGTTAGTCTATAAGAGTCTAAATCTTACATATATGTATGCATCTGGGACCCCTTTGTGTGTTTAGGGTGGGCCCTCCCTGAATTTTCAAGCAAAAACACAAGATGTAGTGGTACCTCTATCGGTACACACTATGCAAAAACAACAATGCAATTTTTACATACCCTTCTGGGATTTTATGGGTTAGGGGATTAGCCTCACCCCCTAGCCCAAGTAGGATTAATCAAAATGGTAATTCATCTTGATTTGTTTCCTGCGCAGTTTTTATTTTCTCAACTTCCTCTTTTATATCTTGTCCATGTGTCCATAGATATTTGCAAGGCATGAGATAATAAACTTTGTCTTTGTCCTCTTTTAGTTTTTCCAAACAAACTAATTTTTCAAATGCTTGGTCATAAGTTTGATTGAAATATTTAACATTCCAAGTATCATTGAAATTGTTAAATTTAATTTGTTCAAGTATCAAATATTTATCGTTCATAATTTGATACTCCAACTATCACTCGCAGTTCTATAACCATCTTGATCTACATCAAAATAAGTCATTAACATTCTGCCAGATTTAGAAACCCAATATCTACATTTATCTGTCCATAAAGCGTTTCTTGTTATTGTTTTCTTATCACTTGCTGAATAGTAAGTGATTTGAAAAGGTTTATTGTTTATCATTTATCCTACTTTCTATAACCTTTTTGGTTATGGGATTAGGCTATACTAATCCCATAACTATTGCAACAAATTAATTCAAGTTATTCGAATTAGTTTGAGAGTGTTGCATATATGCAACACGTTCAGCAATCTTTTGTTCTCTAGTCTTTTGAGTATTTTTCATTCCCTTAATTCTTTCTGCAAGATTTTTGGGATTGTAAATTACCAAACCAGTCGAATTAGTTCGAATAATTTCTGCGTCAGTAATTGCTAGACCTAACTCATTAGATAGTTCGATTGCTTCATCAAGATATTTATATCCTTTCAATCCTATCTTGATTTCTTTCATCTGTTTTAAAACACTTTCAACCCATTTTTCATGTGCCAAAACAAAAGCAGATTTTTGTTGTTTCCAAGAAATTAAAAAATTAAATTCTTGTTCACTGCAAGCAATAGACCTATCTCGACAATAATCTCGACCAATCAAATCAAGTTGATATTTTTCGTTCCACTCTTTACCATACTTGACCTCATTTTCTCGACCACCACTCAATCCAAGATACTCATTGTTATTATCAACAAATTTTCTTTTGTGTGGATTTTCGTCTTTACCCTCTTGCTCGATCAAAATATCTGCGTTGCAATTTTCCTGCGCATTTAATTCATCTCGAAACAAAGCAAAAGCATAAGCACTATCTCTATTGCTCGAATAGTTGTTATCAATATCAAAACTTCCATTTAATCTAAAATCGAAATGTTTTTCTATTGGCTTCTCAACCATTCTTACATTATTATCATAGTCACGTTCCTCAACTTGACCAAGATAATGAAAATGAAAGCAACTATCTTTTGCGATAGTCGAAACATTTTCAAATTTATTTTGCAGATAATATGCTTTCTCAACATCATCTTCTGTGTAATGACGTCTAACAATTTTTTCTGCAACTTTCCACGCATTGTCATTTATGTCGATCTGTTGTGCTTTCAGTTCGTCATACTTTCTTTTTTCCTGCGTGTCCTCTTGAAATAAATGCACTTTAATTCTATTTGCAATTTTATTTCGATACTCGTTATTTAGTCTTATCCTTGCCATTATATCCTCGCTTTCTTTAGTTTGTTTGTTAATAGCATAAAAATCTTATAAACTATATTGACTTTATTGCAAGGGATATTATATTAATTTCTGTTAATTTATAAAAACTTTAACTAACATTTAGCATTGGGTTGAGGGGTAGTTCTAGTGCAGAATACTCAACCCAAGCAGAAAGGACAAAATGACGTTAAAATATTGCCAAAGTCATAAGTGCCATACTTACGACACAAAGGACAGGAAACGTGGAAAAAAAGGAAACCAAACAAATCAGACTAGAAGAAGATCATCATTTTATTATGGTAATGGAAATTTCTGTTCATTGAATTGCTTCAATGATTGGGCAGATCAATTTATAGACAGAGCCATTGATAGTGTTTCTGGTAGGATTGTTGAGCCATTAATTCTGACAGAAGAAAATGCGTGGCGACAAGTTTGGAACCGATTACATTGGGAAGATAATTCTCAACCGAGATATATTGAAAGGAATATGATTTCGGGTGCAGAGCGACCAATTCAAAATTCCTAGTTTCATCTTGTCCTTGATGAACAACCCTAGATTGTATGCTTCAACCACAATCTAGGGTTGTAAATTTTTTTATTTTTTTTTGGGTGGGCCCGCCCATAGTTTACAAGCCTCAAGCCGGGGTGGGCCCGCCCAGTATCAACAAGCCTGCAAGCAGTCAAGAAAATTATTTTTATTTTTTTCTTTTTATTCTGGGAAATTATGTTAAGTTATAAGATGTTTAAAAAAATAGAAAGATGGTTTTATCTTCAACTACAATTAAGTTTAAATAATTATTTTAGAAGAGGAAATCCATTTTTTAGTTACAATGAAACACATAAAAGAAAGAGGTAAAAATGGGACTAGATCAATACGCCGGATTAAGAGACAGCAAAGGCGAAGTTCACGAAAAATTTTATTGGCGCAAACATGCACGCCTACAGGTGTTCATGTCCAAGCAGTTCAATAAACAGAAAAAAGATCAGGATCATAATACACACGACGACCTGCAACATCTGGGTTTTAATGGTGGTCAAGGTGGCGTGACTATTACAGAGGATCTAATTAAGGATCTGGAAGAAGCAATCAAAAATGATTATTATTATTATTTTGCTTCTGATGGTTTCTTTTGGGGTCAACAATTCCAAGAGGAACAAGTTAAAGAATACAAAGCCCAAGATAAAAAGTTTTTAGAATGGGCAAAAGAACAGATCAAGGCTGGTAAATCTATCGGCTACGATTGTTCTTGGTAAAAAAATTTTGGTGGTGTGGCAAAGTCGGGTCAGATGTCCCACGCCACCACCAAAATCTTTGGGCGCGATAGGTGGGAGTAAAAACCCTATAGCACAGGTCACGAGCACTGCGAGTGCTGGGCCAGGTAATGCTTACCGCGAGGGCGATTTCGGACTGTCCCTGCCTGCGCACCAGCGCCCAAGCATATCCTGGACTCAGTGCGACTGTGCCTTTGGCCCGTGGCTTTATACTGAGTCTGGGGCCCAAGCCACAAGCTACAAGCTTGACAGGTCCCAAGCTCTGGGATATAATAGGATTTAGAAAGGAATAATTTATGTTAAAAAAAGAAGCAAGACTCATAACAGGTGGACTAAGCAAACCCAGCAAGATGCCTGGACCAGCTCACAACCTGCCGGCCGTGGCGTGCAAGACAGGGGCCAAGCTAGTCAAGATACCAGGCAGCGTATGCGCCGGCTGTTATGCCCTGAAGGGTAGATATAGATTTAATAATGTACAAGCAGCCCTTAATCGCAGGTTGCAAGCGCTCGAGCACCCGCGCTGGGTGGATGCAATGGTGACACTCATCACAGGTGAGAAGTGGTTTCGCTGGCATGACTCAGGAGATATTCAAAGTCTCAAGCATCTAGAAAATATATTTACAGTGTGCAAGCGTACAAGCTCAACCAGCCACTGGATGCCGACGCGCGAGGCTCAGTTCCTGAAGCAGTTGGACCCTGCCACAATACCGCCTAACTTAATTATTAGAATGAGCTCACACATGATTGACCAGGGACCAGTTAAATTCTGGCCGTGGACGTCTACTGTAACCAGCTCAGCCAATCGCACGTGCCCGGCCCCTGAACAGGGGAACAGTTGCGGCACCTGCAGACAGTGTTGGGACCGGGAGACACCAAACGTGTGTTATGGTAAACATTAATATGGAATTCAAACACCCAAAATATTACGCTGCGCTCAGGAAGCGAGGTCGCGAGCTTACAAGCTCTCAAGCTTCAAGCGCACAAGCTCCCAACCAGCGCACAAGGGTTCAAGCTTCAAGCCAGAGTCCACAAGCTCCAGAATCTTCGAGCCAGGGTACAAGCGCACAAGCCCACGGTCCAGGGTGCAAGCAACAAGGATAAAAGTATTTTCTGTATGCTTCACGTGGAAGCTAATTTGGTGGGGTGAAAAGCGAATTTTGTTACCTAATGTTACCTTCAGTTCTAGTGTAAAAAAGTGCTTGTTAGGAGAATAACCCAGTAGATCGGGAGTACCCAATAAGCTACGGTTTTCAAGCCTACTCCACGATATGTTTGTAATTTTTCTTTTAAGTTCATTATATAATTTAGCCTCTGGTTTCAGGTGGGTAACCTCTGTGCTAAACTATTCTAATAACTTTACCCATTTTAGACTTTTCTTTTTCGCAAAGGAATACTAACCTATGAGTTTCTTTACTACCAATAATTTTATTTTCAAGTAGTTTCGCACCAGTAATGTCATAAAATTCTCCGTTGGGTAATAACACCTGACATCTTGAATCTTGTACTACTGGAGACTTAAAAAAATTCTCTAGTGCTTTCTGTAACGTTCTACCTAATACCATAAGTGGGTTGATATATATCCCATATACCTATATATTGCAAGTATGAGTCAAGAAGTTGTCGAAAAGAAGGCACAGCCATTAACAGATCTAACGGAAATGCAGAAGAGATTCTGTGAGTATCTAATCTTTAATGAAGGTAGAACTACTCACCAGGACGCTGCATTGCATGCTGGATATAGCCCAAAGAGAGCAGCCGTAGAGGCCTCGGAGTTATTGAGAAACCCTAAAATTCAAAACTATCTAGCCAGAAGGTCAGCAGAAGTTAACAGGTCATTTGCTGTAACCAAACATAACTATGTTAGAAGACAGCAAGTGTTATCACAAAAACTAGTAGATGATGGTAAGATTGACAAAGCTCTTGGGTTTGAAACGTTGATTGGTAAAGCTACAGGACAATTTAGTGAAACAAACTACAATGTAAATATCAATGCAACAGACATAAAAGAACGTGAGGCAGAAATAAAAAGACTCAGAGAATTAAATGAAAAAAGAATTACAGATACAAAACTGATTAAAGAGTAACCTTCTCCATCTTTAATACACACCCTCTTGGAAATACATTACGATCTGAAAATAATTCATCTCCTTTTTCATAAGATGCAAATGTCCAAATATATTTTTTATTTTTATCAAACAAGTATGCGTGAGTGATCATTGTAGATGGTATTAAACTATAGGAATCAAAGTGTGTAGCATGCCCAGAATCGCCCGTCGGATCAATCCAAGTTATCTCGTAGAAGTAGTATCGCTTCTTCTTAATTACAACAGATTTATATTTAGATTTCTTTGGACGTCTCATGAATTTTCGTATACCCCTTTTTGTATAAGTAATAAATAAATATAAAAAATCATACGCGCGACCCCCTATTTCGTTGGTATTACTAGCTTTTTTAACAATTGTACCAATTGTACCTCATTGTACCAAGCACC